GTTCACCCCCCCCAGTATATATATTTTGAAAAATAAACTTGTCAAACTAGACCCTAATTTATTGTTTGCAGATGGCTATGATGACTGCATCATTGGATTAACGTTCAGAGGTGACGTACCTGTAGTTTTGTACAGTAGCGATAAGATTGTTGATAAGCTCACAAACGACATGACAGAAGAAGAGGCTTGGGAGTTTTTTGACTACAACGTTGTTGGAACATATGCTGGCGAACGCACCCCGTTGTTTTGGTACAACGCATCAATTACGGGAGATGAAGAATGAGAAATAGCAAAGTTATGAATCCACGGAGCGTAGCGCAGTGACTCCTAAGCAAAAAGTTGTATTTGAGTTTATTAACCTTTACATTCAGATGAAAGGTTACGCTCCTTCGTATAAGAACATCGCAGATGCTATTGGTGTAAGAAGTAAAAGCAATGTTCATAAGTATGTACACAAGTTAAGAAAGCAAGGATATCTTAGTGTTCAACCTAGAATGGTGAGATCAATGAAAGTAACCGATGCGTCTGCTAAAGCTATAGCAAAGCTATGAGCCTGTTAACCCGCGAAGAAGTGGCTAAGTACATCAAGCTGTTAGATGTATTGCCTAAAGATTCACCACACATAGACCAGATAGTTCAATTACTCAAAGCAGACAAGATTGAAAGGTGTAAAGAAAACTTTATGCCATTTGTTAGTGAGATGTGGGGATCATTTATATCTGGCAGACACCACAAAATCATGGCAGACGCTTTTGAGCGAGTAGCAAACGGAGAATTAAAACGACTAATTATCAACATGCCACCTAGGCACACTAAGTCAGAGTTTGCTTCTTATCTATTTCCAGCATGGTTTCTTGGAAAGTTCCCAGAAAAAAAGATTATCCAGACTGCACACACCGCAGAGCTTGCTGTCGGTTTTGGACGCAAGGTTAGAAACTTAGTCAATACAGAGGGTTACCAAGAAATCTTTCCTACAAAGCTTTCTAGTGATTCAAAAGCCGCAGGACGATGGAACACCCACGCAGGCGGTGATTACTTTGCTATTGGTGTTGGCGGCGCGGTTACCGGTAAAGGCGCTGATGTATTGATCATTGACGACCCGCATAGTGAGCAAGAAGCCATGCAAGGAAGTCCTGATGTCTATGACAGGGTCTTTGAATGGTACGGCTCTGGACCTCGTCAGCGTCTCCAGCCGGGCGGGTCTATTATTATTGTGATGACCCGCTGGTCTAAGAAAGACTTAACCGGTCAAATCCTAGCCAACTCAATGAAGCGAGATGGTGATGAATGGGAAGTCATAGAGTTTCCCGCTTTACTTCCGTCAGGAAACCCACTGTGGGAAGAGTTCTGGTCTAAGAAAGAATTAGAAGCTATTAAGGCTGAAATCCCTGTTAGTAAATGGGAAGCACAGTACCAGCAGAATCCCACCTCAGAAGAAGGCGCAATCATTAAGCGCGAGATGTGGAAGATTTGGGAAGGCGAAGAACCTCCCTTTTGTGACTACATTATTCAATCGTGGGATACCGCCTTTGAGAAAAACAATCGCGCAGACTATTCAGCTTGTACGACTTGGGGCGTATTTTACAAAACCAATGCAGAAGGCTTTGACATACCCAATATTATTCTTTTGGATGCGTTTAAAGAAAGAATGGAATTTCCTGAGCTTAAACAAAAGGCTAAGGAAATGTATATGGAATGGGAACCGGATAACTTAATTGTTGAAAAGAAAGCTGCTGGTGCGCCGTTAATTTATGAGCTTCGACAGCTAGGTATTCCTTTACAAGAATATACACCCAGCAAAGGCTCTGATAAGATAGCCCGTGTAAACGCCATATCAGATATGTTTGCGTCTGGTTTTGTGTGGTGTCCAGCCACAAGATGGGCAGAAGAGGTCATGGAAGAATGTGCAGCATTTCCAAACGGCGAGCATGACGACATTGTGGACTCAACGTCACAAGCATTACTTAGATTTCGTAAAGGCGGCTTTGTTAGATTAACAAGTGACGCAGAAGATGAACCTGTAATTAAACGCAGAACCGCATATTACTGAGAGACATAATGGAAAAATCTTTATACGCAGCCCCAGTAGGTTTAGAGACCTTAATGGCAGAGCCTGATATTGAAATTGAAATTGAAGACCCCGAATCAGTCAGTATCAATATTGGCGGATTAGAGATTGAAATTGAACCAAGTGATGATAATTTTGCTAAAAACCTAGCAGAAGATTTAAACGAGTCTGAACTTTCTATATTGGCTAGTGATTTAATTTCTGATTTTGACGATGATATTTCTTCAAGAAAAGATTGGATTCAAACCTATGTAGACGGACTAGAACTTCTTGGTCTGAAGATTGAAGAACGCACTGAGCCTTGGGAAGGTGCTTGTGGTATCTATCATCCTCTTATGGCAGAAGCTTTAGTTAAGTTTCAAGCAGAAACAGTTATGTCTTTGTTTCCTGCTGCCGGTCCTGTAAAAACTAAGATTATTGGCAAAGAAACGCAGGAAAAGAAAGAAGCTGCGTTGCGTGTCCAAGAGGATATGAATTATCAACTGACAGAGCAAATGCCAGAGTATCGCCCTGAAACAGAACGCCTTATCTGGGGCTTAGGACTTTCTGGAAACGCCTTTAGAAAAGTGTATGAAGACCCCAGTTTAAACAGGCAGGTTGCTTTATTTGTTCCAGCAGAAGATGTAGTCGTACCATACGGAGCCACTGATTTAGCATCAGCAGAGCGTGTTACGCATGTCATGCGTAAAAACGAAAATGAACTCCGAAAACTGCAAGTGTCTGGTTTTTATCTAGACATTGATTTAGGCGATCCTGAGAACACTTTAGATGAAGTTGAAAAAAAGATTGCTGAAAGATTAGGCTTTAGAGCCACAACAGATAATCGCTACAAGCTTTTAGAGATGCATGTAGATTTAGATTTGCCCGGCTTTGAGCATGAAGAAGACGGAGAAAAAACAGGTATTGCTTTGCCTTATGTTGTCACCATTGAAAAAGGCACAAGTAAAGTTTTATCCATTCGTCGTAATTGGAAACCTGATGATAAACAATATATTAAGCGCCAGCACTTTGTACATTACGGCTATATACCGGGCTTTGGTTTTTATTGTTTTGGGCTTATTCATCTTATCGGTGCTTTTGCCAAGTCAGGCACTTCTATTATTCGGCAACTTGTTGATGCTGGGACTTTGTCTAATCTTCCCGGCGGTTTTAAAACAAGAGGATTAAGGATTAAAGGGGATGACACCCCAATTTCTCCGGGCGAATTTAGAGACGTAGATGTTGCGTCAGGAACAATGAAAGACAACATCATGCCTCTTCCATATAAAGAGCCTAGCCAAGTGTTAATGGCGCTCCTTGGTCAGATTGTAGAAGACGGTCGCCGTTTTGCTAACACCGCTGATTTGCAAACATCAGATATGTCTAGCCAAGCTCCTGTTGGAACGACCTTGGCAATCCTTGAGCGCACCCTTAAAGTAATGAGTGCAGTCCAAGCAAGGATTCATTTTTCATTAAAACAAGAATTAAAACTTCTTAAAAATATTATTGCAGATAATGCACCTAGTGATTATGACTACGAGCCTGAAGAAGGCAGTCGCAAAGCTAAGAAGTCTGATTATAAAAACGTTGATGTTATTCCAGTCTCTGATCCAAATGCATCAACAATGGCTCAGAAGATTGTGCAATACCAAGCTGTTTTACAACTGGCGCAAACAAGCCCACAGTTTTACAACATGCCGTTATTGCATCGCCAAATGCTTGAGGTTTTAGGAATTAAAGAAGCGCAGAAACTTGTGCCTATGTCTGAGGATCAAAAGCCACAAGACCCAGTGACAGAGAATCAAAACATTTTAATGGGCAAGCCAGTTAAAGCTTTTGCTTATCAAAATCACGAAGCGCATATTATTGTTCATACCACTTCAATGCAAGACCCCAAAGTGGTTCAAGTGCTTGGTCAATCACCTCAAGCACAAGCTTTGCAGGCAGCTATGCAGGCGCATATTAACGAACACTTAGGGTTTGGGTACAGAGTTGAAATTGAGAAGCAATTAGGCATGAACCTGCCCCCTCAGAAAGACGCTTCTGGCGAAGATATCAACATGGACCCCGAAGTGGAAGCTCGCTTGGCTCCTCTGTTGGCTCAGGCTGCACAGCGTCTATTGCAAATGAATCAAGCGCAGGCTCAACAGCAACAAGCGCAACAACAAGCACAAGACCCAATGGTGCAAATGCAACAAGCAGAGCTTCAAATCAAGCAGCAAGATTTACAACGCAAAGCTCAGAAAGATCAATCAGACGCACAGCTTAAAGCAGCTCAGATTGAAATTGAAAAAGCGCGTGTTGATAATCAAGCAAAAGCTGAAGGCACAAGAATTGGTCTAAAAGCAGAACAAGACCGCCAGAAATTTGAATCTCAACAAACCTTAGAAAGCATTCGTTTAGGCGCTGATGCCCAAAATAAACAAAATGATTTAAGAGAACGTATTGCTGCTCGTGTTTCAAACATACATAAAGGCAAATAATGGACGCACTTGATGTTTTAGTTCAACAACTAGACGAAAAGGCACAACAACTCAGAGAATATATCGGAGAAGGTAAGTCCGAATCATTTGAAGAGTACAAACGACTTTGCGGTGAGATTAAAGGTCTTCTCATTGCAAGGGGTTATACCTTAGACCTTAAACAACGCTTGGAGCATTCAGATGAGTGAGATTCTTATTGGTTCAAACCCCAATAATCCACGAGTAATAGGAACATACAGCAACGAAGAAAAAGCAAGTCAACTTCCAACCCCATCAGGTTGGCATATTCTTTGTGCAATCCCAGAAATGGACAAAGAATATGAAAGTGGGTTAATTAAAGCTGATGAAACTATCAGAATTGAAGAGGTGTTAACAACGGTTTTGTTTGTTGTAGCACTAGGACCAGATTGTTATACCGACAAAACACGTTATCCAAACGGTCCGTGGTGCAAAAAAGGCGATTTTATTTTAATTCGTCCAAATGCTGGCTCTAGATTAATTATTCATGGCAAAGAATTTCGCTTAATCAATGAAGACTCAGTTGAAGCAACAGTTTTAGACCCTCGCGGCATCAAGCGTAAATAAAAGGAGCCACATCATGGCTGAATTTGAGAAAAACGAGTTTAAATTTCCGGACGAGACTGAAAATTTCTCTATTGAAATTGAAAATGACGATGTAAATATTGAAATTGAAGACGATACGCCTGAAGAAGACCGTAATCGTCAGCCAATGCCCAAGGATATAGTAGAAAAGCTTGAAAAAGAAGAGCTTGAAAGCTATTCCAGCGAGGTTAGAGAGAAGTTTAAACAGGCAAAGAAGGTCTATCACGATGAAAGACGTGAAAAAGAAGCTGCTTTGCGTGAGCGCGAAGAGGCTTTAAACGCCACTCAGCGTCTTTTAGCTGAAAACAAACGCATGAAGTCTATGTTGGATAGCGGTCAACAGGAATATGTTGATGCTGTTAAGAATTCAACAGAGATGCAGCTAGATAATGCTCGTCGGGCTTATAAAGAAGCTTACGATTCTGGTGATACTGATGCCTTATTAGAGGCTCAGGAGTTAATCACAAAAACAACAATGCAAATGGAAAGGGTAAATAATTTTAAATTACCCCCTTTACAAGAGCGTGAAACGGCAGTACAACCTCAACAACAGGTCAATCGTCCTGATCCAAGAGCTATGGCGTGGCAAGAACGCAATAGCTGGTTTGGTCAAGATGAAGAAATGACAGCAGCAGCTTTAGGTTTACATGAAAAACTTAAACGAAATGGTGTCGTTGTTGGCTCTGATGAATATTATTCCACATTGGACAAAACAATGCGGAAACGATTTTCAGAAAATTTTGATGAACCAGAAGTTAGACCAAAATCAACGACTGTTGTTGCACCGGCGAGCCGAACTACATCTTCAAAAAAGATTAGATTAAAGGCATCGCAAATGAATACCATCAAAAAACTTGGTATTACACCGGAACAATATGTGCGTGAAGTTTTAAAACTGGAGAATTGAAATGGCTGAAAATAAAACACCCCGTGAGTTAGAAACCCGTGCAGTTCAAGAGCGTCCCAAGCAGTGGACTCAACCTGAATTGCTACCTGAGCCAGATAAACAGGAAGGTTTTGCTTACCGTTGGATTAGGGTTGCAACGCTTAATACGCTGGATGCCCGCAATTACTCTGCCAAAATCAGAGAAGGCTGGGAACCGTGCAAGCTAGATGAGCAACCAAAGTTTCAACTGCTAGTTGATCCCAATAGTCGATTTAAAGACAACATTGAGATTGGCGGATTATTACTTTGCAAAACTCCAATTGAGTTTGTTGGTCAGCGTAACAAATATTACCAAGACCAAACACGCGCTCAAACGGAAGCTGTAGATAATAATTTAATGCGCCAAAGCGACCCAAGGATGCCACTTTTTAAAGAGAGCAAAACCGAGGTAAGTCGTTTTGGTAAAGGTTCTTAAATTTAACTCAGGAGTCTTAAATGGCTTATCCTACTGTAAGCGCCCCTTACGGGCTAAAACCAGTCAATCTGATTGGTGGTCAGGTATTTGCTGGCGCAACTCGTCAAATGGAAATCGCTAGTGGCTACGCTACCAGCATTTTCTACGGCGACCTCGTTAAACGCGTCTCTGATGGCACAATCGAAAAGGACACCGGTACGACTACGGCTACTCCTGTTGGTGTGTTTCTTGGCGTGAGCTTTACCAACGCTTCAACTGGTCAAATCCAGCAACAGCAATTTTATCCTGCCAGCACAAGCATCAAGTCTGGCACGAAGATTTTTGCAGTCGTTGCAGATGATCCAGATACGTTGTTCCAAGTTGCCGTTGTTTCTGGCACAACCGTTATTACTGGGGTCGGCATCTCGGCTATTGGTAACAACGCAACGTTAGTTCAAAACGCTGGCTCGACCACCACTGGTGACTCGAAAGTTGCGTTGCTGGACTCAACTGCCACAACCAACACTCTGCCTATTCGTATTATTGATGTGGTGCGAGATACAGCAACCGCTGCTGATGTGTTCCCAGAAGTGATTGTTAAAATCAACTTTGGTATGCACCAGTACAACAACGCAACCGGCGTATAAGGAGCTAAATCATGGCTATTTCACGCGCACAACTACTTAAAGAACTTCTTCCCGGTTTGAATGCCTTGTTTGGCATGGAGTATAAAACCTACGGCGAACAGCACAAAGAGATTTACGAAACTGAATCTTCAGAGCGTTCGTTTGAGGAAGAGACCAAACTGTCTGGCTTTTCAGCCGCCCCTGTTAAGAACGAAGGTTCTGCACTGGCGTATGACAATGCTCAGGAAGCTTGGACTGCTCGTTACAACCACGAAACTATTGCATTAGGGTTTTCCCTAACAGAAGAAGCAATTGAAGATAACTTGTACGACTCACTGTCGGCTCGTTATACAAAATCGCTTGCTCGCGCAATGGCATACACTAAGCAAGTTAAAGCTGCTTCTGTCCTCAACAACGGTTTTACCGCTGGTTATGTTGGTGGCGATGGCGTTGTCTTGTTCAGTGCATCACATCCGTTGGTTTCGGGTGGCGTTAACAGCAACACACCAGCAGTCGCTGCTGATTTGAATGAAACTTCGTTGGAAAACGCTGTTATTCAAATTGCTGCATGGACTGATGAGCGTGGTTTGCTAATTGCCGCTAAACCCAAGAAGTTGATTGTTCCTCCCGCACTACAGTTTGTTGCAACTCGTTTGCTCGACACCAAACTGCGTACTGGCACAACCGACAACGACATCAACGCGATTGAGAACAACGGTTCGATTCCAGATGGTTACACAATTAACAACTATCTGACCGACACCAATGCTTGGTTCTTGACCACTGATGTGCCTAACGGCTTAAAGCATTTTGTCCGTACACCACTGTCTAATTCAATGGATGGTGACTTCGATACAGGCAACGTTCGGTATAAGTCTCGTGAACGCTACAGCTTTGGCTGGAGCGACCCCCTCGGGATGTATGGTTCGCCGGGCGCATAAGCCTTATAAAACAAGCACTTAGTTAGTTTAGCCCCCGTCAAAAGCGGGGGTTTTTTATTATGTTATAATTACCCGTATCGTAACTAGGAGACGATATGGAATATCCAACAAACAGAACTGATGCAAAAAAAGCCGGAGTTAAGCACTATTTCACAGGCAAACCGTGTACGCGAGGGCATATTGCTTTACGCAAAACCAAAGGCGTATGTGTTGAGTGTATGAAAGAAGACTGGGTTTTAGATAATGAACGGCGTAAAGAACAACCAAAATCAGAAGCGGCAAAAGCTGCGGGACGTAAATATTACGAACGCAATAAAGAAGTAGTTAAAGCTCGTGCTGCATCTAGACCGGCTGAAGAAAAACAAAGACATAGAAATAATCACAAAGAAGCAAACCCAGAACTATACAAAGCCTTAACCAGTGTGCGTAAGCGCCGCCATAGGGATGCCACGCCTCTTTGGGTTACAGCAGAGCAAAAACTTAGTATGCGGCAGCTTTATTTGCAAGCCCAACAGTTAACTAAAACTACAGGTGAACGCTATGTTGTTGACCATATAGTGCCGTTAATAAGCCCTGATGTGTGCGGGCTACATGTACCGTGGAACCTGCGTGTCATTACTCAAGAAGAAAATTTAAAGAAGTCAAACAAACTACTTGCACCGTAACCAAATAAAGCGTATAAATGCAGTACGACTAGGACTAAATGCCGTATCAACCCGCCTAGGGGACGATGCACAGATGATACGGTGACTTGTGCATAAAGGATTCCATCATGGGTTTCGCTACACACCTCGGTCCGTGGCTGCTTGGTACGGTTAAAAATACGACTGGCACTACAGTCGGTACAATTGAAAACCTCGGTTCTACAATTGTCAGCCAAACATTCAAAAAGAACTACACCGGTCAAGCTGCTTCCGCAACGACAGATACCATTTGTGTATTGCCAGCAGGCGCACAAATCTTAGATATTTTTGTTGACACCCTTGTTGCTTTTACAGGTTCGACTGCCGCCAACTTAACCATTGGTGATGGCACAACAGCTAACTTGTATTGGGCAAGTTCTGACATTACGACTCAAGGTCGTTTGGCAATTACCAACGCCGCAAGCAAACTGGCAAACTGGGCAGGCGCAGCGACCACAGCATCACCTAACGGCGCAGGTATTGGCGCAACAGACGTTAAAGTTGTTGCAACACTGACTCCTACTGTCGCAGCCGTAACTGCTGGAACTGTTCAGTACACCGTCATGTATGTGGTTGCCAACTCAAACGGCGCACAGTTCCCAGCGTCAGCTTAATCTTCTAAGGGGGTTCGCCCCCTGTTTAACATCTAGGAGATTATTATGATGCAAACTGACGTAAAAGCAGGGCATTTAAACAATACTGGGTTTGTACTGTTAGGTCGTACACGGCTTAAAGCCTTATCTACTGTTGGTTCTGCCACTGCGGGTACGCTTGATATTTTTGACACCACTGTTGCGCCTGTTACAACGGCAACATACACACGTTCTGGTGCAACGGTCACGGTAACTAGCACTGCTCACGGACTATCAACAGGTGATGTGCGTGGTTTTGCTTTTGCCAGTGCGTCTGGTTCATCTGCGACCAACGGTAATTACACAATTACCAAAACAGGCGCAAACACTTTTACCATCACAGACATTAACTCAGGCACAATTGCGAGTACCGCTCTTTCGTATTCAACATTGTGGGTATCCTCGTATGATATTGGCGCAACAGATGTGTTTGGGAATATTGTTTTAATTCCCGGTGAAGGTGTGTTAATTCAAAATGGCATTTATCTTCTGATGACAAATCTTACGTCTGCGAATATTTACTATGGCTAAGAAAACCCCATCCCTTGCTGTAGGTCGCGGTGAGAAGCTGCCGGTCAAGCAGGGGGCAGGGTTAACTGCCAAAGGTCGCGCTAAGTACAACGCAGCAACTGGGTCAAACTTAAAGGCTCCACAGCCTGAAGGTGGTCCACGCAAGAAATCGTTTTGCGCCAGAATGTCAGGAATGCCCGGTCCGATGAAAGATGAAAAAGGCAGACCAACACGCAAAGCTGCAAGTCTCAAACGGTGGAAATGTTAATGCCCAGTACATCAAAGAAACAATCTAATTTTATGGCGGCAGTCGCACACAATCCTGCGTTTGCCAAAAAAGTTGGTGTACCTCAATCTGTAGGTAAAGATTTTAACGCAGCAGATAAAGGTAAAAAGTTTCGTTCCGGTGGTAGAGCTGACCTTCAGCGTGTTAACAAGTTAAAAACTGATCATGGCTCCATGAGCCTATTTAAACAAGGTGGCGTTATGAAAAGCGATATGAAAGAAGACATGAAAATGGACAAGGCTCAAGACAAGTCCATGATTAAAAAAGCGTTTAAACAACATGACGCTCAAGAACATAAAGGTGGCAAGGGAACTAAACTTGCTTTAAAGAAAGGCGGCGCAGCTAAAATGGCTGATGGCGGAATGACTGACCCTCGTGCCAAGATGATGATGGCTAAAATGGGTGCTGACCGTGCTGGTCGTGCAATGCCTGCTCCTACAGCGGATATGCGTGGTCGCGCTATGCCTAAGCGCCCTGCTGAAGCACCTATGATGAAGAAAGGTGGCATGACCAAGATGGCTAAAGGTGGCGGCATTGAGTCTAAGGGCAAAACCAAAGGAACAATGATCCGAATGAAGTCTGGCGGCAAAGCTTGCTAAGGATTTGTTATGAAAAAGAAACGGTTTGCAGATGGCGGAATGTACGATGCAGGTAATGACTTGCCTAAAGATATGGGCAGAATGTCAGGAGGAATTTCTGGAGGCTTACCTCCTTTGCGCCGAACAACTCCTACATTAAGCGATGATCAAATTGCTGGGAAAATGAAACTTCAAAAGTTAAAAGATACTTACGGTCCAAATCAAGATGAACGAGACCGCATGGAACGCGCAGCATTAGCAGAAGAAGCTAAACCTAAAGTTTATATGAGTCCTGACGGCAGGACAGGCGGCATGGGTCCACTTAAAAAGATGGCTAAAGGCGGGTCTGCATCAAAACGTGGCGACGGTTGTTGTTCTAAGGGCAAGACTAAAGGTCGAATGGTATGAGAGCTTCTCGCGGTATGGGTGCTATTAACCCTTCCAAGATGCCTAAAGGCAAGCGTAAAGAACGCCGCGATGACACCGACTTCACTGAATATGCTGAAGGTGGCAAGGTAAAGTCTAAAGTAAATGAAGCAGGTAATTACACTAAACCCAGTTTGCGTAAACGCATTTTTAATAGCGTCAAAGCTGCGGCGGTTCAGGGTACAGGCGCTGGAAAATGGAGCGCGAGAAAAAGTCAATTAGTAGTTAAAAAATATAAAGCAGCAGGTGGTGGATATAAATGAGTAGTCTAGCAAAACCGCAGCAGTCTTTAAAAGCTTGGGGTGACCAGAAATGGACAACCAAGTCAGGCAAAAAATCGTCTGAGACCGGTGAGCGGTATTTGCCTAAGAAAGCTATTGAGGCACTTAGCCCTGCGGAGTACGCAGCCACAACTAAAGCAAAGCGTAAAGGTAAGGCAGCAGGCAAACAGTTTGTAGCTCAACCTAAAAGCATTGCTAAGAAAACATCAGGGTTTAGATAATGGCTACTAGTGGTTTAAACGCATTCAATCTTGATCTCTCAGAACTTGTCGAAGAGGCATTTGAGAGATGCGGGTCTGAACTTCGTACTGGCTATGATTTACGCACAGCTAGACGCAGTTTAAACATCCTAACAATTGAATGGGCAAACCGTGGCATTAACCTTTGGACAATTGAGCAAGGCTCATTTCCGCTTGTTCAGGGACAAATTGCGTACCCAATACCAACGGACACAATAGATTTGCTTGATCAAGTTATCCGCACGGGATCAGGCTCAACGCAAGTTGACATTAACATTACCCGAATTTCTGAATCTACATACGCAACAATTCCGACAAAGAACGCACAGGGTCGCCCTATTCAGGTTTGGATTAACCGACAGTCTGGCAACACAAACTCTGTTGCTTCAGCGGTTTTAGACGGTGCAATTTCATCTACCGCTACAACTATCAATGTGTTATCGGCTGCAAACCTGCCCTCACAGGGATACTTAAAGATTGATAACGAAGTCATTCTTTATCAAAACATTAGCGGCAATCAATTGTTAAATTGCTTTCGTGGGCAGAACAACACTACTGCTGCGGCTCATTCAACTGCTGTTTCTGCGTATCAAATATTCCTACCAAACGTGAACATTTGGCCCACTGCAAACGCTCCGGGCAATCAATATACGTTTGTTTACTGGCGCTTACGCAGAGTGCAAGACGGCGGTGGCGGTGTAAACACGCAAGACATTCCATTCCGCTTTATTCCATGCCTTGTAGCAGGACTGGCTTATTATTTGAGCATTAAATTGCCAAACATGGATATGAACCGCGCAGCAGGTTTAAAGATGGACTATGAACAACAGTTTCAGTTAGCCGCAGACGAAGACAGAGAAAAAGCATCAATACGATTTGTCCCACGCAATACGTTTTATTGAGGTGAGTCATGCCCTCTAAATACGCTAGTGGTAAACATAGTATTGCAGAATGTGACCGTTGCGGTCAGCGGTATAAGTTAAAAGAGTTAAGAAAGCAGATTTTAAAAACACATGTGTACAACGTTAAAGTTTGCCCTAGTTGCTGGGACCCGGATCAGCCTCAGTTGCAATTAGGTATGTACCCAGTTAATGACCCGCAAGCAGTGCATGAGCCAAGACCAGATGTGAGCTATCAAGTATCAGGTAATAGCGGGTTACAGATTGGATTAACAGGCTCCACCAACGTTGTTGATTATGGTGTTCCTGAAGGCGGTAGCAGAATATTTCAGTGGGGCTGGAACCCTGTTGGTGGCGCAATGGATGATGGTCTAACACCAAACGATTTAGTAGTTGATTGTCAGATTGGTACGGTTACAATAACAGTTACTTAGGAGCTTAAAATGGCTTATAAACGTGGCGCTGATGGCGTAGCAAAGAAAGGCAAAACGGAAGGCAAAAACCTTGGCAATGAAGGCGCTAAAGTTTTAGGCATGAAAGGCGGCAAAAAAGCTGCTGGTGTGTCTTCTGAATCAATGAAGTCAATGGGTCGCAATCTGGCTCGCGTTGCCAATCAGGGGTAATCATGGCTAAATTTAGCGCAAAAATGATGGGCAAAGAAGTGGGTGACGCTGGTATCTATGCCAAGCCGCACACAATGGATGGCAAGCCATTAAAGCTTTCAGAAAACATGCAAGACCCAAACTGTTTAAACGCTGAACAAAGCGGTCCTCGTTCAGGTGCAAAGCGTGTTAGCGCAGGTAATCCAGCCCGTGATGATGTTAAAACCACTGGCATTGAAACTCGCGGAAACGGTGCAGCAACCAAGGGTCGTATGGCTCGTGGACCTATGTGCTAACTATGAATTACGCTCAACTTGTCACTGCGATTGAGGACTATACCGAAACCACTGAGTCAGTGTTTGTTTCGCAGATACCCAATTTTGTGCAGCTTGCTGAAGAGCGTATTTATAATGCTGTTGACCTACCGTCTCTGCGTAAGAACGTACTTGGGTCATTGACCGCTAATAACAAATACTTGGCTTTGCCGGGTGACTTCTTGTCTGTGTTTTCGTTGGCGGTTATCAACGCCGCCGGTGAGTACGAGTATCTGTTAAACAAAGACGTTAACTTTATTCGCCAAGCCTATACGCAGCCTACAGATACCGGTAAACCACAGTACTACGCTATTTTTGGACCGAACAGCAGCTCTGTGAATGAGTTAACCATTATTGTCGGACCAACTCCAGACGCTTCGTACAGCGTTGAGTTTCACTACTTCTACTACCCAGAGTCAATTGTCACTGCGGGTACGTCATGGGTAGGGGACAACTTTGAGTCAGCGTTGCTTTATGGTGCGCTGCGAGAAGCTGTGATCTTCCAAAAAGGCGAACAGGATATGGTCGCTTACTACGAAAAAATGTATATGGAATCATTAGCCTTGTTGAAGAACTTGGGTGATGGCAAGTTACGCCGTGATGCGTATCGTTCTGGTCAGATAAGGTTGCCGGTGAAATAATGCCATTTACTGGAAACTACCTTTGCACAAGTTTTAAAGTGGGGCTGCTTGGCGCAAGCTTTGACTTTGCTACGCCAACAACAGATGTTTATAAGATTGCTCTATATGACAACGCAGCAGCTTTTGACGCATCAACGACTGCATATACAACAGACAACGAAGTGGTTGCATCTGGATACACCGCTGGTGGGCTAGTGTTAACCCCGACAGTTAGCTATGACGGTACAACGTCTTTCCTGTCGTTTGCCAATGTGACATGGACATCTTCTTTGACTGCTCGTGGTGCATTGATTTATAAGGTTGGCGGGTCAAGTATCTGTGTACTAGACTTTGGCGCTAACAAAACTTCTACATCAACATTTACTGTTGAATTTCCTGCTGCCAGCAGTACAACCGCCATTATTAGGCTCGCGTAAGGACTAAACATGTTTAACGATAAAACAACTTCTACAGACCAAATGACAGCAGGTTTAGTCATGGGTACACACTCTGGTGAAAAAGCCGCAGCCACGGGCGTTTACACGATTGAATGCTTTGACGCACAGGGAAACCTGAAGTGGGAAGCCAAGTCAAAGAACCTAGTGGTCAACGTCGGCTTGCAAGACATGAACGCCAAGTATTTCACAGGCAGTGCTTACACAGCCGCTTGGTACATTGGACTTTATGGTGCTGGTGCATCAAACACCCCTGCCGCTAGTGACACTATGTCTTCTCATGCAGGGTGGACAGAGGCTGTCCCTTACAGCAACGCTACACGCCCCGTATGCACGTTTGGCACACCGACTACGGCTAACCCCTCAGTGGCTACGAACTCAGCGTCTCCTGCCTCGTTTAACATCAATGCGACAGCAACGGTGGGCGGCGCGTTCCTGACAAGCAACAACACAAAGAGCGGCACAACAGGTACGCTGTTTTCGGCAGCAGACTTTGGCGCACCCGGCGACCGTTCGGTAGCTAACGGCGATGTTTTAAATGTAACTTACACGTTGTCTTTGGCAGGCTAATATGGCTGAGGGCGGCTGGAGTTCTGGCACTTGGGGTCAAGCTGGTTGGGGCATGTCAGTATATGATCGCTCGGCTAGTGAAACCGCAACGGCAACAGATTCAGACGCAGCACAGCAGGAATTTGCGGGTTTAATTAGTGAATCAGTAACAGGCACAGATACAGACATTTCCGGCGACAACACGTTTAACCCAAGTTTGACGGAAACGGCAACGGCAACAGATTCTGCTGATAGTATTTTGGCGGCGATTGGTGGTGTTGTTTCTGAGACCGCCGCAGCAAGTGATGCGTTTGTAGCCAATGTGAATTTTGTAGTCTCGGTAGCAGAATCGTTAGCCGCAGCAGATGCCGTATCAAACGTAATGAGCTTTGCAGCAAGCGTGAATGAAAGTGTTGCGGCGCTAGACCAAGTTACATCGTTGTTTTTGTGGAATTTAATAGATGACTCACAGAACGCAAACTGGCAAAATATCAATAACACACAGTCCACAAGCTGGACAGATGTTGTAACGTAAGGATTACTGATGCAGGTTTATAAGATAGCCAACTTAGTCAATGACCGTGTTTATATCGGGTTGACTACTTGTGCGCTATCAAAACGTTGGCGTGAACATAAGTGTGCGGCTAACACAGACGTTGATAAACCGCTGTACCGCGCCATGCGTAAACATGGCGTTAGTAATTTTTACATCGAACCTATATATGAAACGCAAGACGTACAGGCTTTGCGCGATGCAGAGATGTCATTGATTGGTGACTACAAAGCGCATGTCAGCGATGGCGGTTATAACTTAACGGATCATGGTTTTAATTACGGCAATCAAAATACTGCCAAAGGCGAACAGCAAGCGCAGTCACTGCTAACAGAACAAATTGTTCAATACATCAGGAATCCAGACACAGCATCAGTTACCAATCAAGTTTTGGTTGATGAAGTGTTAAGCGTATTTGGCGTGTTGGCAAGCAGGGACTGTATTCGTGATGCGCGGCGTGGTTCTCGTTGGTCGCATTTAAATGACAAATTTCCGCCGGTAAAAATTGGTCGAGGCGCTAGAAGTGAACTTTCAACAGATGGCAAGATTCAAGCCGTTAACACATTAAACAAACATCGTGGCAATGCGGTTAAAGCGTCTTGTGAATCTAGGGTTGGTAAACGTGGCAATCACGCTAAACTATCTGTGGATAAAGTTAAAGAAATATTTTATAGTCCATTATCGCTATCTAAAACTGCTGTTGAGCATGGGGTAAGCAAGAGAATGGTCTTATTTATTAAACAGCGCAAAGCGCATGTCTATTTGACAAAGGATTTACCATGACTACAGCTTATACCCCAATACTGCAATTGGCGTTGCCTGTTACGGGCGAGCTGAATGGTACTTGGGGAGATACGGTCAACAACAACATTACGTCAATGATTGAGCAAGCAATTGCTGGTCTTGCCACAATTAACACTTGGACTACTGCCAGTCACACACTGACCACCGCAGACGGAACCACAGACGAAGCACGTTGTGCGATCCTGCAATGTTCAGGCACACCGGGCGCAGCAGCTACGGTTATCTGCCCTGCGTTGTCCAAGATTTACATCATCAAAAATTCGGTATCTGGCGGCTACGCAGTTACGTTAAAAACCTCTGCGGGTACAGGTATTTCTGTACCTAATGGCGGCACAGCCCTGTTGTATTGTGATGGTACAAACGTGGTGAGCGGTGGTGGTTTAAACGGTGATGTTGTTGGTCCTGCTTCAGCCACAGATACAGCCATTGCAACCTTTGATGGGGTTACAGGCAAGCTCATCAAGAACAATGCAAGCGTGACCATTGCGGCTAACGTCATCACAGCACTGGGCTTCTCAGGTCCTTTGAATGGTACTGTTGGGGCGACTACTCCTAACACGGCGGCAGTCACGACTCTGTCTGCTACGGGCGCGATTACTTCTACGCTTGTGACCGGCACGGCTCCTTTGGTTGTGGCATCGACCACTAAGGTAACCAACCTGAACGTGGATCAGCTTGACGGTGCAGACTGGGCATCTCCTGCGGCAATTGGTTCGACTACTCCTGCTGCTGGTGCGTTCACAACGCTCTCAGCATCCTCAACGGTATCCGGCGCAGGTATTACATCACTCTTTGCAAGCCCACCAGCGCTGGGTACAACTGCCCCTGCTGAAGTTAAAACAACAACAGGCTGGGCTGCTAACCTTACGCTGACTGACGCTGCTACGATTGCTTGGGATACCGCAACAAGTCAAGTTGCTACATTCACCTTTGTATCAAGCAACCGCACAATGGGCGCACCGACTAACCTGAAGAACGGTGCGTTCTATGCCTTGGCTGTGATTCAGAACGGCGGGTCTAATACGTTAACGTGGGCAAGTAATTTTAAGTGGGCGGCAGGAACAGCACCGACCTTATCCACGGCGGCAGGGGCAAAGGATTACTTCACATTCAGAAGCGACGGGGTTTCTCTCTTCCAGCAAGGTATCTCGCAGGCGGTTGCATAATGGCTAGGCAAACGTGGGAGTACACATACTCAAACATGATGGCGCGTTGCTACCGTGTTGCCAATAAAGATTACCATTCATATGGTGGTCGGGGCATAACCGTTTGCGCCGAATGGAAAAATAACCCCAAGCAATTTCACGCCGATATGGGCAACAAGCCTGAAGGTATGACTCTTGATCGCATTGACCCGAACAAAGGATACTCGCCTGACAATTGTCGATGGGCTTCTTTTAAGCAGCAAGGCAGAAATCGAACAGATAATACAATTGTTGAGTTTAATGGCGTAAAGATGTGTGTTGCTGAAGCCGCTGAGTTGTCTGGAATTTTGCCAGAAACCATTCATGGCAGACTGCGCCGCAATGCGTCAAATTTGTTTGTTACCCCGCTACCTCGCGGCAAGAACCGTGATAAAACAGCCCAAGTCGTTACACCCTCAGGCGAGCATATTGTGGCATCAAATATCAAGCAATTTTGTTTGCAGCACAACCTAGACCACAGCACAATGACCAAAGTGTTGCGTGGCGTTAAGCCAGCACATAAAGGCTTCACCGGTCACTATCTGGAGGCTGCTTAATGTTTCCGATATTTGCCGGTAACTCTGCATCCACAGGCTACAACCTCACACGCTCGCTGCGGTTTAGAGCGAGTGCGTCTGCACATTTGAGCCGAACTCCTGCTAGTGCGGGTAATCGCAGAACATGGACTTGGAGTGCATGGGTTAAGCGGGGGACTTTGGCTACCGCAGATTACCCAACGTTATTTAGCGCGGCAACAGATTCAAGTAATTTCAGTGCGCTATCTTTTTACGATATATCGACTGGATATTTGCAATTTAATTACGTTGTTGGCGGGGTTGATACAACTAGAATTGCAACAACTCAGGTATTTCGTGACCCCTCTGCTTGGTATCACATTGTTTTAACTATTGATACAACACAAGCTACTGCCGCCAATCGCATGAAATTATATGTGAATGGCAGTCAAATAACAGCGTTTTCTTACGCAAGTTATCCTTCTCAAAATACAGATATGTGGGTAAATGCAACAATTCCTCACGGGATTGGGATAACACGCGGTGTCGGGGGTAGGTATTACGATGGCTACATTACCGAAGTCAACTTTATCGACGGTCAAGCCTTAACCCCATCATCCTTCGGCTCAACCAACGCTCTCACAGGCGTATGGCAACCCGCAGCATACACAGGCAGCTACGGCACAAACGGTTTCTATTTGCCGTTTACAGACAACTCTGCGCTGACCACAGCAAGCAACGTAGGCTTGGGTAAAGACTTCTCAGGCAATGCTAACTATTGGGTGACCAACAACATCAGCATCACGGCTGGTGTGACGTATGACTCCATGACGGATGTGCCTACTCTTACGAGTGCTACGGCGGCTAACTTTGCTGTGTTGAATCCGTTGAACGCCGAAACAGGCATGACGGGTACGCCGTCAGGCGGTAACCTTAACATTGCCGTAAGTGGGGGTAAACGTTCAACAATTGCTGCTAGAACAGGTAAGTTTTATTGGGAGTTTGTTAGCAATAGCGGTGCAGCATCTAACTTTCCAATTTCAGGCTTGTATGTGGCGGGGCTTGGAACGTACTGGCCCGGCTACGATGCCAATTCATTTGGTTATTTTCAAGGCGGTGACATTTACTATAACGGTTCTGTTGTATTGACTGTTAGCTCATTTACCAATGGTGATTTGCTTGGGTTTGCATGGGATGCTGACACAGGTAAAGTGTGGGTGGCTAAAAACGGCACTTGGCAAAATTCAGGTAATCCTGCTGCGGGTACGGGTCAAGTAACAACTGTTTCTACAGGCGTAGACCGTGTTGTTGGCGCATATAACTCTTCCGGTTCATGCTCAATCAACTTCGGTCAACGCCCCTTCACCTACACACCCCCCACAGGCTTTGTAGCCCTGAACACATTCAACTTGCCGACAAGCACCATCGTCAAGGGCAACACGGTGATGGATGCGACCTTGTATACGGGTACGCTGCTATCTAACTCAATTACTAACGCTGCGGCTTTTAAGCCTGACCTTGTGTGGGTTAAAGGTCGTTCTATTGTTACAAACAACAAACTTACTGATTCGGTTAGAGGCGTCACTAAAGCAATAATTTCAAACTCAACCAATGCTGAAACAACTGACACACAAGGTGTAACGGCATTTAATACTAACGGCTTTACCGTTGGCACAGACACAACGTACAACAGTTTGGCAGACACCTATGTCGGTTGGCAATGGCAAGCGGGGCAAGGCTCGTCATCAAGCAACACTAATGGTTCAATAACAAGCACAGTTAGTGTTAACGCAAGTGCTGGGTTTAGCATTGCAACATTTACTGGTACAGGCGCAAACGGTACAGTTGGTCACGGGTTAGGCGTTGCCCCAAGTATGTATATTGTTAAGTCACGAAGCGCAGTAGGTGATTGGTGGGTGTATCACGTTAGCCTCGGTGCGGGTAAAGCTATATTTCTTAGTCTGACTGATGCAGCAGCGTCAAGCACAGGTTATTGGAATAACACTGCGCCAACTAGCTCTGTGTTTAGCGTTGGCACTGCTGGTGGTCTTAACGTAAATGGCGTAACCCAAGTTGCCTATTGTTGGGCGGCAATTGCTGGATTCAGCGCGTTTGGTAGCTACACGGGTAATGGTTCGACTGATGGTCCGTTTGTGTACACAGGGTTTAGACCTAAATTTATACTAATTAAAGGGTCAAGTTTTGTGTCTAATTGGTTTATTGAAGACAGCGCACGAAACGGATACAACGTAAACGATGGAGTGGCATTACGACCCAACTTATCAAACGCCGAAGATGGCACAACAACTTACAATCTAGATATTTTATCTAACGGTTTTAAATTGCGGTCATCTGCTGGCGATTCAAATACAAACGGTGCGACTTTTGTGTATGCCGCATTTGCCGAAAATCCAACGAAAAACGCTTTAGCGAGGTAGTTATGTTTGCAATAATCTCCAACGGCTTAATTGCCCTCCTAGTACCCGCTGGCACAGCCTTTGAGTGGGATAATATTTCTTACCCTGCCAACTGGTGCAACCTGTCTAGCCCCGAAGAAAAAGCGGCTATTGGCATGGTCGATGTGGTGTACGGTCAATATCCTTCAGATGTCTATTACTGGATATCACAAGACGCACCTGTCTACACCGGCACAGTAGTCGAGATCAACTACACCGCTACGCCTAAAGACTTGTTTGAGTGTCAAATGCAAGCGGTCAACGCCGTGCAAGCACAAGCATACTCAATTCTGTTGCCCTCAGATTGGCGAGTGGTCAAGGGTTACGAAACCAAGTCTGTGATCCCGCCCACATGGAATACATGGCGGCAAGACATTCGTACCCAATGCGACGCTCAGATTATTGCTATTAACGGCTGCACAACGGTTGACCAATTAGCCGCGCTGCCACCTGTGGTTTGGGAAAATGATCCTAACTACATCCCGCCTGTGGTTCCTGTTGAACCTGCTCAAGGATAGCGTTTGCGTACTGGGGGCAATCTTTTTGCTTCCGGTTATTTTGATTGTGATGACCGCCCTGATCCCTTGGGTAATCTTTGCGGTGTTTAAGGACATACGATGGACTGGCAAATAATCATCAATATCGGTGCAGGTTCACTGCTAACCATCGGTGGTTGGTTTGCCCGTCAGCTATGGGATTCTGTCAAAGAACTCAAGAAAGAGATTGCTGATCTCAAGCTGCACGTTTCAGAAACTTACACCAAGAAGTCTGAAGTTGAAACATTGCGTGGTGAGATGGATAAACGCTTTGACCGCCTTGAGCAGATGATTGCTCGACTCTACGACAAGATTGATGCAAAGGCAGATAAATAATGTTCCCACTCATGGATATCCTCGGCATTGGCATGAAGGTCTTGGATAAGTTCTTCCCTGATCCCGAACAGAAAGCCAAAGCACAGCTTGAATTGATGCAGATGCAGCAGAACGGCGAACTAGCCAAGATGCAAGCAGATATGCAAGAGCAAGGCGAGCTTACCAAGCGTCAAGAAAACGACATGCGATCTGACTCTTGGCTCTCCAAAAACATTCGCCCTATGACGCTCATAGCGATCCTGACAGGTTATTTTGTGTTTGCCATGTTGTCAGCGTTTGATATTGAGACCAACAGCAAATACGTTGAGCTGCTTGGGCAATGGGGGATGTTGATTATGTCCTTCTACTTCGGTGGCAGAACGCTTGAGAAGATCATCGACATGAAAAGCAAAACGCCCGAAAAGAGCGACAAGTAATGGTAACGGCTAAAAAGCCTGCGGTTAAACGAGCGCCAGTAAAACGGGTTGCAAAACCTGCGCCTGTTAGGAACCCAGACTTTACAGACAAGGTTGTTG